CTGTGGTCACTAATACTGTAACGACTTTGTGTGTTAGGAGTAATAGTCCAAGGAGTGTTTAGAGTAACTACACCAAGAGTATGGTTAGTAATTGTTCTAGATTGCCCGTATCCACGACCCTCTGTGATATAGAGCGTCTTACCATAAAGGTCTTTTTCTAGATGTGCAGCAGCGAGCGGAGCGGGGGGATTATTGGTGTTCGGGAGCCACCAAGCCGTGACCGAATCGTCTAATTTTACTGTTGAACTTGATGCCACAGTTTGTACTGAACCAGAGTAATTCTTATATGTCACAACCTTGCGGGCAAGGTCTGATATAGATCCCTTAACCTCGGTGGTTTCGCCTTCACCAAATGCTCCGTTGGCAGAAGTGATATAATAAGTATTAGATCCAGGATTGAATCCCGCAATAATGCCTCGGCCGCTATTCGTATCCGTCGTCGATACTAGAACTTCTCCAATAACATATGGATTAGAATAAGTTTCACCATCACTCAACACCAACTCGTTTGCTCGTTCAGTATAATTACGAATATCTACATCATCAAAATGTGGATACATTACGGTGTCTGGCTTGAGGCCACGAACCTTAAAGATAATATCAATGGGTCGCATGAACGGAAGCGTACTAGAGTTTACGATAAACTCTCCAATTTCAGTTGTTTGTGTAGACACTTCAAAATCATATACACTTCCTGTACGAGTTTGAGTACCAGTTTCCGTTTTTATTATTGTCGAAACTTCGTCGGCAAACACATGAGTTTGAGAGGCCACCCACTTCAATTGCCCTCTTTCCCTAAGGACTACCCAGTCTGTATTATCAATACTTAATCCGTTCGTCCAATTATTCAGATTTCCTTCATTCGGAACACTAACTGTAGACAAATCAAGACCAGAATTAGTAATATGACCGCGTCCTATTCCCGACCCATCACGACGAGGAACCCGTGGCGCGGTCATGAAAGGAAAGTTCTGGTACACCTTTGCAAATTCGCCTTCAGCATCAAGTATTAAACTAGAAGTTTCTGAGTTCGGTGTTCCAGACCAATTTTCAGACCATTCTCCCCATACAGTCATGGATGCGCCCATTCGATCATTCAAAGTTTGAGCCATTATAATTAACGAATCTTGATATCCAGACACAGAACTGGTAGTTGCTGGAATACGAAGAGTAGATTTCCAAATATCGCTACTTGGAGAAAGAGTAACTGTTCCTTGCCAGGTTCTCACATCAAACGGATTAATATTTTCTGCGCCATCAGAAGTGGCTCTAATTTGCTGCAAGAACGCATCGTTAGAAACAGTCGTATATGGAAGGTGAAGAAGACCATTAGTTTCTTGAACATTTGTACTAAACTCTGGGGACCACATTAATGAAATGTTTTCAGATTCGTATGCAGGGCGCAAGACACCCCGACCAATCGAGGCTTGAAAGTCAAAGTTGGGTCCAGTTATAGTATGCCCAACATCAGCCAAGGCAGTTCCGGTCTGGAAAGTATCTACAATAAATCCGTGCTTGAATCTTTCAAGTTGACCAGAAACATCAAAGATTTTAAGATTAGAAACATCTTGTTCGATCATATTCAAAGAAGAATAATATTCTAGTCGATCAACTCTCTTGTTAATCTTACTAATATCTTTCATCGTCCAACGACGATTTCCCTCTTCTAGAACATTAATGTCACTAGCACTAGGTGTATATGAAGGTAGGGCTAATGTGAATAGTGCCATGTCGTTTGGATCAACACGGGGAAGAATGGCAGGATTTCTGTCATCGGATCCTGAAACAATTCTCAAATACCCGGTGTTTGCTCCACCAATTTTTTGTCGAACAGACAAGACAATCTTATCAAATCGGGGAGCAAAGAATTGCATGTCGTATTGAAAATGCCCCTGAGAATCTGGGTGAAGAATTTCTTGCCCTGTAATATGGTCAGTATTTGGGTGTGAAGTAATTGGAACATAATAACTTGTGTTGGCAGGATGGTCTACTCCGTGTGCAGAACTATAAGCAGTTTCAACAGCCCTTGATGGTCGGAAGTCGAGATATTCTGCCAACTTATATCGTTGACCAGATTTATTTGAAACAAACGAAGGAATGTTATCTATACTAACCTGACCATTATATGAGTCAACAGTAAATACTCCAGCATCAGGTAAGTCATCGTGAATAAATCTGTCTACAACTACGGCTAGCTGCCCCTTTGGAGCTTTTGCGCCAGGCTTTAATACAACAGAAGCATAGTCATAAAGATCCTCACTCTGCCCACTATCTAAAGTATAGTTATTAGTAACACGATAATTGTTGTTGTTTAGCATTGCGCCATTTACATCCAAACTAAGATCACCAGTATCATAAACATCAACAATTCGATATACATCTACTAATCCTAAGTTGTCTTTCCCTCCAGGAACGGTGTTTGGAGATGTAAATGTAACCCAACTATTTCCCGAAGTTCTTCTATCTGTGAGAACAGGAACAGTTATTGCATCTTGGGCATTTATTCCTCGGAGTAGCGACTTGGATTTTGCAGAAAGGCCAGTTATTCTTACTGGACCAATTAATCTAATCACATCGGATCCGAAACTAAGGCCAGTGGTCGAGGTTACAACAAATTTAGTTATACTATCTTCACTACCAGTAACAGCAAAATTAAAATCATCAGGGCCAATAGTCTTACCAGTAGTCTCGTTGATTACTGTATATGCGTTTCTATTATTGGTTTTGAAATATGCCTTATTATTATATCCACTTGCAAGTCTAAAGTGAAGTGAATCAAAAGTTGCCGCGCCGGCGTTTGCACCTACCGACTTTGAATACTTGGCATGGAATTCAAAACCAGTTCCCGTAGAAGAAGCCTCAATTGAATTTGCAACTCTGGCCGCACCAACAGGCATCTTGTAAATCAGGTCGGGGAATGTTCCTCCACCAAAGATGCTTGTGTTTGCAATCGTTCCGATTTTTGAAATGTTGGCATTTCCTGTCTTATCAACATCAGCAAGATCAGGATTCCCTGTTGCGTCTCCAATATCCTCACCAGAATCATCTACTATCGAAGCAATAATACATCCATTTCCGGTTGCGGCTGCTCTAATGTCAGCATTCAGCGCATATTTTTCAAATGTTCCGGGCCACTCTGTGTTACTTGTTGGTCGGTCAAACGGCGCATCTAATGTTAATTCGCTGGTACCGTGATCCCCTCCTGTCGATGCAATAACTGTTCGTGTCTGCCCAGCAAAGTCTGGATGGTCGTGTGACCAGGTAATAGTAAACTTTGATCCAATATATGCATTATGATAAACACTCGTATTACCAGTTTGAATATCAACTGTAGTAGGACCATCTCCGAGAACCCCCGGAGTCGTAAGCACATTAAAGTTTCCTGTGAGAGCAGGCGAACCTTCAAAGTCGGTCACATAAATCGCATGAGTATTGGCTCCAACATATTGTACGTCTCTAATTCGGAACTGCCCTACGCGGGTTGACTTATATGCTAAAGGTCCGTAGGTTGCATCAGTAATGAAGGTATTGACTTGAGCTGTATTACAAGTATGAAGATCCCAGATAGGAAGATCTCCAACAGACAATTGCGAACCTTTCGCCTCAAGGTCTGTGACTAACATATATGCCCCATGATTTAATGGAGTTGATATGTTCCTAAGAATTGCTGTTTTTCTAGCCTTTTGAATATATTCGACCCAAGAACCAGATTGCTCATATTGATGCCCACGAATATAGGCTCTAGCTGAAGTTTTACCCGACTTAGGTTGAACCGTAACTTTTACAGTATCCGCAGGACCCTCTTCAACCCGACAATCAAAGTCTTCGACAATGTAGTTTCCACTTTCGTCAAAGGTTCGTTTAGCCATGGCCTCGCCCAGAATATTGTATACACCTTGTACCCCACCTCCCCCGGTACCATAGGCTCTTTGGCCATCTTCAATACGCAACAATTCAACAAAATCTTGGGCTGACCCCGGATTGATTACTATGCCATCAGAACCAGGAGCCTTAGCCAAGTCTAATGCAATCTTCAGTCGATGGGCCCCAGGTGCATATGTCGTATATGTTCCTTGGGCATTATCATATAGAGTGGTGTCTTCGGATTCAGTAACAATAGTTTCGTTAATTTTAAGACCAACCTTATATGTTGGGCTGTCTGAATATTTGTCTAGAATAATTCGTTGTTTCGGAACATGAGCAAAGTAACCACCAGTAGATGTCGTGATAAAATATACGCCGCTTGTAATTCCAGCATAAGAAGCCTGGCCAACTTCAGCTCCCGAGCTTGATATTGTGTTGTTTACAACTGCATTAAAACCCCCAGGAGAGGCTCGATCAATAACAAAGTCATTAGCCGAAAACTTATCCCCAGATTCATAATTGAGCAATAGCGTAGCAGGATCTCCATCATCGGTTCGGTTTTCAGACAAAACAACCTTTGCAACGGGGCGGCGGCCATCAGGAGAACGAACTCGACCATCGTCATCTGTAGTGTAATCTCCAGCCCTGGTATCATCCAATTCAATACTAATGCCGACTAACGTAGTAGAATCAAATGCAGTTGCAACATTAACTGTAAGTCCGGTATTTGGATCATTCTCGGTATAGTCAGCCAGCTTAATATAGTCGCACTTGTTATATGCAATCTGACCATCCAATACACGGGAGCCATGAGTAAACACATGCTTACCATGACGTTCAATCTGCTTTTGCAAGTTCGTCTGGAGCTGTGTTAGTTCCCGAGCCTGGACTGCATGTCCTGGGCGAAACAAGATTCGATAAAATTGGTTATCGTCTTTATAGTCATCCCAATAAGGAGAGGCATTTGTAGTAAGAGGCATGTATTATTTTTCCTTACCGTTAAAACTCAATAACAATTTTAATGTCTTCGGATTGGTCGACCGACCTAGTGATTGGAGCCCTATTTTCTAGATACAGAATCTTTCCAGTATATGGTTGAAGGTCTGGTTCGCGTAGAGGTATCGTTGTTCCGTCATGAATTAGATCTCCTGGCCATTCGGAGGTTGAGCTAACCCATCCGTTTGCGGTTACATATTTAATGTTCTCAAAGTTTGTTTGACCAGATTTAGTCTTCACTAGGGCTATTCGTTCATTAAACATAAATGTTCCTCCAGAACTATTTGCTACGACATTTGTTATGTTTATAAGCCCATCATTATTATGTGAATTATACTCTACAACTATTCCTGTAGCTTCCGACTCAAGACCTTTAATCTCATCATCTTCGGCAGGAATGTAACCACCCCCCTGCCCGCCGGGTTCTCCCTGGTTAGTATTTGCAGTAATCCAAGTAGATTGGTGCAGCGGGCTTGAATTTGCATACCAATTCTTACCATCTGTTGCAGGAGCTAATTGGGTTGCATCATAACCTTCTTTCAAGTATGGATTTCTCACTAGACCCACAGTTCGATATTGATTTGATATGGGGAAATTATTTTCTAGTTCTGTGACAGGATTAGTAACTCCTGAGCCCGTCAATGTTTTAGAAATAACAATATTAAATGCTCCTAGTTCTGCAACAGGATCGGACCCATGGCCACCAGGAGGAGAAATTACTGCTCTAGCCTGTAGACCTATACCCGAAGCATCATCTGCTACGGATACAATAGCAGTCGTATAATTATTTCCTGTCGTCCATGCATTTATTTGGGAAATTCCGCCAGACGAAGTGCAAATTGCATAGGCATTAGCCCCACCAGAACCATCTGAATTTCGGAGACCATCGCCAATTACTTCAATTCTAGGCGCA